GGGAAGGTAGAGATACATTTGATTGGTGGTGTTATGAAAAGAATTTTGGAGAACGAACCGACTTAACAATGACAGATAAAGATGGAAATGAACTATGCAGAACCATAGAAGAACTACATCAGTATTTAGAAGAAAATAAAGTAAATGATTATTATCTCTCAAAATATAAAATTATGACAGATGAGGAAAGAAAAGATTTACTTAACCAATTAATATCAGACTATGAACAGCCTTAAATATTACTATACCGAATTTATCTATCAGGTAAAATGTACAATAAACTTTTTCAAAAATATTTGGAGGTTTAGAAAACCACTTTATGAATTTAGGTGGTGGGATTACCATTCTCTATTACAATTTATGCAGATAGCTATTGAACATATGGAGGATAAAACCAAAACTAAAAGTACAGAAGTTGATTCTACCCGCATTCCTAAAGCTGCTAAAATGGAAAGAGCAAGTGAAATCCTAAAAAACCAATTGGATACTTATGTGTATATGGATATGGCTGAAGAAAAATGTGGTGAGTTAATTGATCGTGATGGTGATTTTATTCCACTGGATAGTGATGGCAACTCATTTACTTATGAAGATAATCTAACAGATGAAGAAAGAAAACACAATGGTGAAGTATTTGCATATTCAGCTGAATTGGAAAAAAAGGAATGGGGAGAATTTTGTAGTATCATAAAAGACAAGAAAACAGGCCTAAAGAGTTGGTGGGATTAAATTTGGAAATCTCGAAACAATGAAAATATAAAAAATATGGATATAAAAGATTTGAACCAAATAACACAATACTTTGTTCAGTATAAGGAAAATGAAGAACTTGGACAAATGTTTTTTCATAAGGAAAATGATAATTTTAAGATTATCATAACACCTGATAAAGAATTATATCAACTAAATACTGATCATGAGATATGGGGTATTGAACTTGATACTATAGATAATCTTAAAATTAGGTTCAAATCTTTCACTGGTGAGAACTTGGAAGATGTTAGTAGGACTTGGGATTAAATTTTTATTACACATAACGTGGGATGATAAACAATCGTTTTAATGTTGTTTATCATTTGTTATAAGTATGTAAAACAAAAATTATACAATTTAAAAATAAAAATTATGGAAAAATTTAATGGAGAACAAACTGAACCAATAAAAATCACGACAGCAGTTGAAGATATTATTGAAGTAATTAAAAGAAATGAAACATCAGAAGTAAAAGCGGATTTATTATTGGTGGCGGAAGATAAAATGAAAAAGGAAGAATATCAAAGATTTAACGCATATAGGATTGGTAAAATTGAAGTTATTACAGAAATGTTGCAAAAAAAATCTTTTGAAGTGAAAGAGTTATTTGAGCAGTTAAAAGAGATTGATGTTATGGGTGGGGATTATTATGGGAAGTCAATGAAAGATTTTTCAAATAAATTAAACTCATAATTTTTGTTTTATTACTTATAACTCGCATATTTATCTAACCCCCAACCCCCACCGAAGTTAAACTTACCGATTATGAAAAATATAAAAGACTGGTTAGACAAATACGATGGTGGTGAATGGTTTGAACCATACGTTACAAATAGAGATATTGTTTTTATAGGTATCATAACAGCTATAGTAAGCGGAGTAATCATTTTTGGTTGCTGGATACTTAGCAAATTTTATTACTGATAACTCGTTTATTTGTCCAGTTTTCCTTCACTTATACACCAGGAATATGATGTATTTGTGTAAGTAAGATTTGGAAATACGGAAATTATTTTGTATATTTAAGTATGAAAACAATATTCATTGGAGATATCCACGGCCGTCCAATTTGGAAGGACATTGTAGCAAAAGAAAACCCTGACAGGGTTATCTTTATTGGAGATTACTTTGATAGTTTTAGTGTACCAGGTATAGATCAAATACACAACTTTAAGGAAATAGTTGAATATAAAAAGACAAGCGGTAAAGAAGTTATCCTATTAGTAGGTAATCACGACTTTCATTATATGAATGTTGGTGAAACCTATAGTGGTTTTCAACCTGCTCTTAAATTTGATATAGGAATGGTGCTGAAAGAAAATATGGAACACCTTCAAATGGCATATTCGTTTGATAAGTTCCTATGTACCCACGCAGGTGTATCTTCAGTATTTATGGATAGGTGGTTTAAAAACACTTGGAATTGTGATAATTTAGTTGAGAAATTAAATGAAACATTCACATATAGTCCATTTATTTTTAGATTCAATGGATGGGACCCGTATGGTGATGATGTAGTTCAATCACCAATTTGGATTCGTACACGGTCTTTGTTAATATCAAATAGAAAAAGAGGAAAAGATTCTATCAAAGGTAGGTTCATCCAAATCATAGGCCACACCCAAGTCAACTCTATTGATATGAAAGCAACAGATAAATCAATGGGAGGAAAATACTATATGATTGATGCTTTACCTTCAAAGGAATATTTGATATACGATGGTGAACTTAAAGTAGGGAAATTATGATGTATGTAACCCCAAATGAAGAAAAAGCATTGACTGAGTGCTACAGGAAATTATATAAAGCATCTACCCCACCAGCCGATTTTGATGAATTGTTAAAAAACGCTACTACAAATGAAAATGGTAAAAAGGTAATTGATTATAACGCTCATGAAATTTGTGAATATGAATTTTCTGAAATTATGAGTGATGTTATTAAACAATATAAAATAAGGTCACATAGGCAGGATTTATTTAAAAACACAATCCTGCTTGGTTGTTCTCCTAAATTTAAAAAAACTGAAGAAAAATAAGTTATGATAAAATATGCTGATGTAGTTGTAGATTTGCAAGCAGGAGACACAGGTAAAGGTAAAGTTGCTCATTTTTTAGCCCAAAGTAAAGAATACACTCACGTTATTAGATATAATGGGGGTGGAAACGCAGGGCATACTGTTTATCATAATGGTAATAAATTCGTAACTCATTTGGTTCCTGTTGGTGTATTTTATGGAATTAAATCAATTATTGGTTTAGGTTGTGTTGTTAATATCGATAAACTAGTTAAAGAAATTAATGAACTCCAAGAGAATGGAGTTAATGTTAGGGATTATCTATTTATTGATGAGAGAGCACATATTATAACCGACACTCATATTGAAGAAGATTCAAAAGATACTACTATAGGCACAACCAAAACAGGTAATGGCCCTTGTTATAGAGATAAGTATTATCGTAAAGGTATAAGGGCAAAAGATGTTTCATTTCTTTATCCGATGTTAATCGACACTTACAAAGAGTTTCACGGAAAAGAAGAGTGTACTATTTTATTTGAGGGAGCTCAAGGGTTTGAATTAGATGTTGACTGGGGTGATTATCCTTATGTAACATCATCTCACTGCACAGTTGGTTCTGCTATTATGAATGGTGTTCCTCCACAAAAAGTTAGAAAAATATACGGAACAGCCAAAGCATATAGGACATACGTTGGTGCTAAAGCATTTGAAGGAAAAGATGAAGTGCTCTCTAAAATTAGACAGTTAGGGGATGAATATGGTTCTACAACAGGCCGCCCAAGACAAATAAATTGGTTGGATTTAGATTTATTAATTAAAGCTATTAATATAAATGGGGTTACAGATCTTATTATAAATAAATTGGATATTTTAATGGATTTGGGTATATTTAAATTAATACATCATTCTGAAATTTTATTTAATGATGAAGAACACTTTAAAAAATATATTAAAAATATAATTAAAACTAATTGCCCAACCATTCAAAAAATCAATTTCAGTGTAACTCCTTATAAAATCTAATGAATATTTTATCTCTAATAATCGCAATTGTAGTAATGTTTATAGCACAAGTATTAACATTCTATCAGCTACAAGGTCCACTTAAAATTGATTGGTTCAAAAACAACTATTGGCTTGTAGTGTTAATGGGGATACCCATCTCAATGCTTTATATGACCTCAGTAAAGCACTTTGTAGATGCTTATAACGGGTTAATTTGGCCAAGTCGAATAATTGGATTCGGAATTGGGGTAATTGTATTTACAATTATGGCTCAATTATTATTTGGCGAGCCATTAACATCAAAAACAATTGCTTGTTTAATTTTGTCTTTAGGAATTATTTTGGTTCAATTATTTTGGAAATAAAAAAAGTCATATTAGTGTAATACACTAGTAATATCCCTCTAATATTTATTAACAGTTAAAATTTAAAATTTATGAAAAAAATCAGTTTATTGCTTTTATTAGTTCTCATTTTTACTTCTTGTGAAAAAGATCCTCCAATTCCACCCCTACCACCATCAAATACTAAAACATTTGTAACAGGTCCTATTACTCAAAACACTATTTGGTATAAAGACAGTACTTATATTTTAAGTGGATTCGTATTTGTGAAAAATGGAGCAACATTAACTATTCAACCTGGAACTACTATTTTTGGAGACAAAGCATCCAAAGGAACTTTAATTATCACTCGTGGCAGTAAAATTATTGCCGAAGGAACCTCAACCCAACCCATTGTATTTACATCAGCACAGTCTGATAGCCTAAAAACATATGGTGATTGGGGTGGATTAGTTATTTTAGGAAATGCTACCATTAATGTACCTGGTGGAACCGCTTTAATTGAAGGTGGGCTATTAGGTCAAGATGCTACCTATGGTGGTACAAATGATAATGATAACTCAGGTATCTTAAAATATGTTCGTATTGAGTATGGAGGAATTGCTTATCAACCCAACAATGAAATTAATGGTTTAACATTTGGGGGTGTAGGTAGAGAAACAGTGGTTGAAAATGTTCAAGTTAGTTATGCTGGGGACGATGCGTTTGAATGGTTTGGGGGCACAGTTAATTGTAAAAACTTGATTGCATATAAATGTTGGGACGATGATTTTGATACTGATTTTGGTTATAGGGGTATGATTCAATTTGGTTTAATTATTAGAGATCCTGCTATTGCAGACCAATCTCAATCAAACGGATTTGAAAGTGATAATGACGGGACAGGTTCATCTAATTTACCTCAAACTGCTCCTGTTTTCTCAAACATAACAGTAATTGGACCTAAACAATCAGGAACACCTGCTGGTTTATACAGGCGAGCAATGCATTTGCGTAGAAATACTTGCCCCTCAATTTATAATTCAATATTTGCGGGTTATCCAACAGGACTACACATTGATGGAGCATCAGCACAATCAAATGCTACAAATAATTTATTGCAATTAGAAAGAATAATGTTAGTAAATATGACTAACAATTTTGAACAAACAAATGGAGCTAATACTTGGGCAGGAATGCTTGATTATTTTAATTCACCTGATAAAGGAAATGTAATTGCAAATACCTTAGAATTGGATTTATTTTATTTGCCACTTGCAAATTCACCCATTCTAAATAGTGCTTCATTTACAAATCCTAAATTGACAAATTCGTTCTTCACCCCTGTACCTTACATTGGTGCTTTTGGAGCAACAAATTGGACTTCAACTTGGGCAAAATTTTAAAATAAACAAAATGAGAGTTTTAATAGCTGCAGATCACGCTGGTGTAGAACTAAAACAATATTTAGTTGAATATCTTATAAAAGATGGAGCATCAGTAACTGATTTTGGAACCAATACCACAGAATCAGTTAATTATACTAACTATGCACATCAGTTGTGTGCCTCAATGGATAAAAACACATATGGTATTTTAATTTGTGGGAGTGGGAATGGAATGTGTATGACAGCTAATAAGTATACTTCAATTAGAGCAGCCTTGTGTTGGGATATAGAATTAGCCAAATTAGCAAGAGCCCATAACAATGCAAATGTGCTTTGTTTACCCGCTCGATTTATAGCTGTTGAAGATGCAGTTGATATGGTAAATGTATTTCTTAATACGCTATTTGAAGGAGGACGCCACGAATCGCGAATAAATCAAATTCCTATTAAATAATATATAGTGCGTTGATTATTAACGCTCTAACGATTTTTATAGCGCATTGATTATTAACGCTCTACATAAACCATTAGAGCATTAGTAATTAACGCGCTATAAACGTCATATAAACGTCATAGCAAACATTTGGCTTAGCATAACTTTTATCGTATATTTAAGTATGTTAAAAGTTAAAAATATGTTAAACGAAAATGCGCGCAGGTTTATTCACCTGCAAGAACGAGCCAACCGGATGATTGATTTCCACGGCTTCTGCACCGAAGAGGTTGCAAATGAGTTAGAAGAACTTGGTGATCGCTTAACGTTTGACGAAATTGATGCTATTTGCGAATGGCACTCAACAAAGTCATCTGAAAGTCATATTGAAAATTTGGCTTAATTAAATTTCGTTCGTATATTTAATCTATAATAAAAATAAAGGTTATGACAAAAGAAAACAATCCGT